ATACCATTGCTACCAGACAACACAGTATCAACTGGTGATCTTCAAGCAGATGCGGTAACGGGCGCTAAGATTGCTGATAATGCGATAAATAGTGAACACTACACAGATGGAAGTATTGATACTGCCCACATTGCCGACGACCAAGTTACACAGGCGAAAATGGCAAACGATTCCGTAGGTTCTGCTGAAATGAAGACTCTCTCTACGCTACTGATTAAAAACTCTGGCGGTACTACACTGAAAACTCTTCATGCGGCTGGTGCATAAATATGATAAATATGGAGAATAACCAATGACAGCACGTTCACCCCTATGGTATAACAGCGGCAATCTTCAAGAGATGACCTCCGCTGAGATTGTTGAATGGCAAAAAGCAGCAATTTTTGTATATGCTCAAAGTCCAACATCTGTGCTTACTGTTGTTAGTAGTTCGGGTAGCCTTGATGCTATGAATGATACAAGAAAAATGGCGGGCGCTGTTTCTACAAATGCATCTGCGTTTGTTGCTGAAGGCTCTACGGCTGAACCCGGCACGAATACTGTTTCTTATGACAAGGTTACTCAAACACTTACTACAAGCGGTGTAGGTCAGACTGCTGACTCAGGAACAACCTTTCCTGTTTATTATGACGGTAGTGGAAATATTCAAGCAATGAATCTTACAGATTTTAAGGATACCTTCATTGAACCAGCAATTGATCTTCTTATAGCAGGATCAGAGTCAAACGACACGGGTGGAACTTATAGTATTACTACATCTTCAACAGCAGCAACAGGATATACTAATGTGTCAACAACAGCAGTATTTGTTGACACACGGGCAAATACTGGTCTATATAGTTCTGGCGGTATTCCAGAAACATTGGATCAGCCTCAAACGATAACTAGTTATTTTCTTCACAGAAGGAATGGTGCAGATAGCGATCCGACACGCAATTTATTGCTCATTGACGGCGACAATAATTTGCAAGAAGGCGCAACTGCTACAATGAAAACCCTTATTGGAAACTGGATACGTTATGATGCTGCTAATACCACTGGTCAAAAAATTACATACACAATGGCAACATCCGGTGGTAATACAAGGGGTACTGCTATAGTTGATACACGACTTAACGGCGCTGGTAATTATCAAACCAGACAGGTTGGTGATGATTATCGTTCACAGGAATTTCCTAATGGTTCAGCAGCAACAATAACAACATATAATCTTAGGATTGCTAAAACTTAATGTGGATGCATAAATAGAAAGAGTGGGAGATATTAATGTCATATTTATGGACAGATAAAATTACAGATTACTATTACAGCAATCCAGAATTGGATACTGTTGCAGTTTTGTGGACAGACCCAGACGATGGACTTACCAGAGAACATTATATTCTGGTAGATGAAGCGGATGAACAGTGGAGAGACTTTGTAAAAGAAGTTTCTTATGAGGATATAGATAATCGTACTCAGGTTCGTCATGAAGAGTTTCGTGAACAATTTAGAGAAGCATTTCGAGAATGGTCTGGAAGAAATGAAGAAGATATTAACTTAATCGATAATAGCAAATCTCTTGAAGATGTTATGGTTAATTTTATTAACGACTTCGATATTACAAATGCTGATCAAAAAGAACAACTGTTTAAGTTAAAACTCAAAGTTTTTGAACTAGATATTGTTAAAAACTCAAAGTCATCTGACATGTTTAAAAATACAAAAACATTCATTCGCAAATCAGAAAATCCTGTAGAAGTTTTATTGGGGTATATGGTATTTGCAAATGGTGCTGAACTCAAGATGGCCGATACAGAAAAGTTTGAAGTTGAGGGGGTTTATATCCCGATAAAATAATATGGAAATTATTATGAATGTACTTGGATTTTCTGAAGGATTCCATGACGCTGGCATTTGCTTACTGAAGAATGACCGAATTTATTTTGCTTCACATAGTGAACGTCATAGTCGAAAAAAGGGTGATAAGTGGATACATCCCACACAGTTACCAAAATCTAAATTAAATAAACCAGACATAATTGCGTATTACGAGAAACCTTTTCGTAAGAACTTGCGACGACTCTACGCTGGTCAGAAGTGGCAGAAACCTCGTAGAAAATACGATATGTATTTTGGTCACCATGAGTGCCATGCTGCGGCTGGTTATTACACATCCTCTTTTGATGAGTGCAACGTCCTAGTCATTGACGCAATTGGTGAGTGGGACACCATGTCTATATGGCACTGCAAAAATGATAGCATGAAGAAAATTATGACTTGGAAGTATCCTCACTCTCTTGGTCTTCTCTATTCAGCAATCACACAACGTATCGGATTGAAACCTAATGAGGATGAGTATATCACAATGGGTATGTCTGCATTTGGTGAACCCAAGTATGATCTTAGTGATCTATTATGGAATAATAACCACAAAGGCGTGGGAAACATATATCCAAAAGCAGAGGCTAGTGACCTCGCAGCGTCCATACAAGACCTGTATGAGAGGGAACTACTTAAACTTGTAGAGTTATGTCCAAGTGAAAACTTAGTTCTTATGGGTGGATGTGCTTTGAATTGTGTTGCAAACTCAAAGATCAAGAACAAGAACATTTGGATTATGCCTTCACCCGGCGATGCTGGTAGTGCGTTGGGCGCTGCAGCACTGGTTCTTAAAAGAAAGTTGAAATGGAGAAACCCATACCTTGGAACTTTTATTGGTAGGGGTGTAAATCCAAAAAAGGTGGTAGAAGAGTTGTTGAAGAACAAAGTGTGTGGTGTTGCAAATGGTCGTGCAGAGTTTGGACCACGGGCACTTGGTAATCGTTCACTCCTTGGTGATCCACGATATGACATCAAGGATACTGTAAACGACATTAAGAAACGACAGAATTTTCGTCCCTTTGCACCAGCAATTCTAGAGGAATATGCAGACGAATACTTCGAAGGACCAATGAACGAGTACATGCAGTTTGTCGCAAAAGCCAAACACGATTATAGTTCTGTTACACACGTTGATGGAACTGCAAGAGTACAGGTGGTTAAGAAAGATTGTAGTTCTATAATCCGTTCAATACTGGAGGAGTGGTATGATGAAACAGGTTGTCCAATGCTTCTGAACACATCCCTAAATATAAAGGGTATGCCGATAGTGGATACTTGGAACGATGCGATGGAGTTTTCAAAATTATATAATGTTCAAGTCTTCTAGAAAAAAACTCATTGCTATAGGATGCAGTTATACTCATCACAATTTACGGTCGTTTCGGAGTCCTAATTTAGACTTTGATTTTCCAAGGTGGCCGCAACACCTTGCAGATATGCTTGATATGGAGTGTGTTAATCTAGGCAATTCTGGTCAGGGTAACGAGTACATGCTTGCCAAGGTTCTGGATGTTATTGATGAAAAAAATATTGGATTGGTTGTTATTATGTGGAGTGAATGGCCAAGACTAGATTTTGAAACAGGAGAGGGATATCTCGGTTGGAATACTTTTCATCCGCATAGAGCTAACTCTTTAGGAAAATTTCCTATAAACATAGAGGCAAAACAAAACATATCAAAATATTTAAATTTTAAAGCTAAATCAATGAAATCTTTAAGAACTTTTTTTCTAGCTCAAGAATTGTTAAAAAATGTGCAATATCTTATGATACAAGGGACGGAAGAATTTGCCGAAGATGTATCATTTGGCAAACTTGCTGATGGTTCATTTAAAACTTTTAAAGCGGGCCCCGCCGATCATGAAATAGGAATTAAAGAATTTATATCACACCCTCTCTTTAAGAAAATAGATGAAAACAAATTTATAGGATGGCCTATTTTCAAGAGGATAGGTGGTTATAATATAGATAGCCTTTTAGATAAACTTGACCCATCAGGAAAAATTTATAGAATGTCAATGGAGGACACTCATCCAAACAAAAAAGGCCATCAGTATATAGGAGAGATGTTATTCAATGAATATAAAAATATTTATTTATAGAGTGAGGTTATTTTTCTCTCGTTTTAAAAAATACGAACATAGAAATAACGATTTTATATATGAAAAGGATGAAGATGAATAATATATTATGTATGAAGTGGGGAGACAAATATGATGACTCCTATGTTGAGAAGTTAAAAGAACAGTGCGAGGCAAACTGTTCTGTTCCCTTTAAGTTTTGGTGCTTTACCGACAAGTCAGAAAAAGACTGGCACATTCCAATTCCAAATACACTAGACGAGTTCTATGATGAAGACTGTGGTTTCTTCTGGGCATATCGTAAGTGTCATATGTTTAGTCACGGACAAACCCCCGGCGACAATAGACATTTCCCTGATAACTCCAAGTTTCTTTTCCTTGACCTTGATGTTATCATTCATCAAGATTTAAAGTATTTCTTTGATTTACCTAACGACAAGCCATGGATTGTTCGTGGCTGGTGGAATGATATTCATACTGTTAAACAAAACTATGCAAAGCATAAATCAACTCCACTCAATTCATCAGTCATAGTATGGAAGAAGAATCAGATGGTGCCTGTGTGGGAGCATGTTATGAAACATCCCGAAGTTGTTTTCTTTACATACCCAAGTTTGGATAACTACTTTGCCCACCATTGGTATGATCCTTGGAAAGAAGATGAGGGATTTTTGCAAGGATTTCCACAAGGAGATATATATTCATGGTATAAGGGAAATATTTTTCCTGATGATATGGAGAAAAATAAAATAAGAGAAGACCACAAAATTTGTTTGTTTAATAATAGTGCAGAAACTAGTGATGTTGAGGAGTTAAAATTATTGTGGAATACTTAAAATTTACTCCAGAGTTAGCTCATGATTGGAAAAACGCATTATCATCGTCAGAACCATACTTGTTAAAAAGAGTATTGGATTCCATGAACCGATCTCAATTAGAAAGTAAGTTGTGGATAATCCAAGAATTAATCAAGTTAGAAATTAAACCAAAAAGAGTTGCAATACTTGCTGGGTGGTACTCACAATATATCATTCCTCTTTTGATAGAACACGGTGTTGAGTTCATTTATAATTTTGAAATTGATCGTGACGCTAAAGACATATCTTACAAGTTTAATAAAAGATATAAGGATCAAGAGAAATACGAATGTCACATAACGGATATTATGTTTAAAGAAATATGGAGAAAGGAAGAAAATTATGGAGCCTTTGATGTTCTTATCAATACTTCTTGTGAACATATGTTTCCCATGCGTAGATTCCGTGAACTTAATAAAAATTTAAGTGGAAATCCAATATATGTTTTGCAATCTACAAACGAGGATAAATATGAGGACCACATCAATTGTGTGAGTGGTCCAGAGGAACTTGCAGAACAAGCAGAGTTTGTGGACATCATGTATAGTGGAACAAAGACATTAGACAATGGTATGGAAAGATTTATGGTGATAGGAAAATGATAAGCAAAAAAATCGTAGATTGGTGTAGAGATAATGATGTTTGGTATCTCAAGATGGACATAGAGATACCGGAGGTTTGTATTCAAGAAGCACAGACAGTGTATGATGAGGGGTTCTTTGTAGATCATAGATACGGTGATGGAGATGGTTGGTGTTCTGCGGCCATACACAGTTATGTGGAGAAAGGTTCTGACCCATCACTAGGATGGTATCATACAAAAAATCCAGATGGGCATGGTTTATCTGAGAATAATGTTGATTGGGGATGGACGGAGATTGCAGAGGTCGCACCTGAGACTAAAAGATGGTTGGAAGATTTTCCACACAAAAATTATCGACGTTTGCGATTTATGTTATTGAAACCGGGCGGTGCTATTGTAGATCATAATGACTCCAATGAAAAAAGAGATAGAGAAGGAAGAACTAGAAACATTGCTGGTGCAATCAATCTTGCGTTTTATCAACCAGAGAATTGTTATCTGAGACGCACAGACACAAAGGAAGAGTTACCCTTTGAGAACTGCACGGGTTTCTGGTTTGACAACGGCGTAAATCACGAAGCATTAAACAGTTCAAACGAGAATAGGTTCCACTTTATTATGCATGGTGGTTTTAATAAAGAACGCAAAGAGTTGATGAAGAAATCGCTGGTAAAACAGTTTGGTAAAGATGTATTGAGAGAGATCAATGAATAACTTTGATGAGTTTGTTACCTTGTGGGTGGGTGAAACAGAGAATAAAAAAATATATACAAGATTTAAACATATGTTGTTTCTAGTAGTTTATCCAGATAAACTAAAGTGGGATTTTGGAATAGAGAAACAAACCCAAACTACAACATTTATGGTATCAGGTGGTGCCACTGGAGGGAACAGTGGCCACGATGTTCATTTTTGTTATAGAAGTGAAGTTCATGATGTTCTTTTAAATTGTGATCATACTCATGCTATGATTGTATCAGTTGGTATGGTATTTGATATGGTATCTGGTGGTCCAGAGAAAAGACAAACACCGATAACAGACTTCTATGATTTTGTGGAGAGTGGTCAGTTTTGCAAAGCACACATAATGGCAAGACCAGACCGTAAAGCATATTTTCACCACCAACATATGAATTTAAATTTGACAATGTGGAAGGATATTGGAGCTCCAGATATGTCTGAGAGGTATGGTGTTATTAAACGATCCCCCGACAATTTCCATGATGACTATACCCCGCCATGGATTGATGTGAAAGGTCTGCCTACTGTCACAAATTTTACGAAAGATGAAAGATCAAGAAAGTCTTTTTCATACTATAGAGATCATCAAACTGAAACTTGGAAAGACCTTGATAATGTAGATTTAAATGACTACTATTTTAGTAGATTTATGACAAGAATACGAAAACATTTTTATATAGAGAATACAGAAAGAGTTGGAGAACTACCTACGGAAAAATTTGATATCATATTTTCTACCACGGCAGGTCAACGTGCTGCATTCATAGTTGATCGATTAGATTTTGACGGTGAGATTGTTCTGTTTGATTATTGTCAAGAAAATTTAGACATAAAACAAATGATTTTAGAAATGAATATGTCTTTACAGGAAATTTATTATTACGGTCAAAGGCTCACTCACAATATGGTAATGCCTGATTCTATCGCATCTAAAAACGCAAAGAAAGACATGCCTGCATTTGAAGATTTAAGAAAATTAGAACAAAAAATGCAAAAGGATTATGATATTGAATATTGGTTGATGGATGTTATATCACCAGATTATGATAAACTCTTGAAAAAAATTAAAGGAAAAACTGTGTTTTTCGATGCAACTAATATCTTTTGTTATCACATGTCACACGCATATTATACTCTAGATGAGTTGGTAAATGCGTATAATAATTTACTGAAGGTTTTAAAAAAAGCAGACGGTGCTTATTTCCGAGGACATAGACCGACAAAACAGAGGGTAGATGGATGGATATCGTAGCAGTTCGTATCGGTGATAAGTATGGTCCAGAGTATGAGACATACTTAGAGAACAAACTACCAGAACATAACTTTATCTGGATTCGTGAACCATATCATCCAGACGTAACTTTGCAATGGAACAAGATGTGGGGTATGCAGATGGACACTGATGAACCTATCTGTGTTATGGACATTGACATTCTATTGGCCAATGATTATAAGAAGGTTTTTGACTATCCAATCAAGCCGGGGCAGTTTCTTGCGATGCCGGGATGGTGGAGAAATGACTCAAATCTTTATCAACTCAATGGTGGTTTCTTCAAATACTATCCGAAGGAGTGTCGTTACATCTACGATAAGTTTATGAGTGATGTGCATCACTGGCAAAAGTTCTATATTGAAAACGGAACTACTACAGGACCAGTAAATGGGGAACAATATTTTGTAGGAGATAGTGTGAATGAGAGACTAGAACTCATTACACTTCCTGACGAATGGTTTACCAGATGGGTTGCAGATAATAAAGTTATTGATTATAAAAACACCAGAACTTGGCAATACAGTATGACTGAAAAATATAAAGAAAAGACAGGTAATGATTGGATATATATGGGTGGGGAGTTTCATCCAGATATAAAGTTCGTACATTTTACAAACCACAGAAACAAACCGCATGAGTGGAGAGACTATGAAAGTTTTTGCAGCAACTAGTTCATCTTCAGACAGTATAGCTATGTTGTATAAACTTCTTACTGAAACTACGGATGATGTAATATCAAGGATACTTCACCTTGACGCATCTGATCAAGATTTAGAACATTATCCTATTGTCTGTAATTGGTTGAAAGAAAACGTCCGTGATTTTGATTTTGGTTTTGCAGAGTTTGAAGATCGTGCTAGTGATACCATGTTAGAAACCATAAGGTCAAAATTATATAATATTGCACTGTTATCAGAAATGCATGACGTAGATTTGATATGCATGGGTTATAATACATATAATTGGAGTCCCTCTAATTGGTATTTTCAAACTACAGAACCTATTGGAAAGTTTTATGAAAGGGGTAATCCATATACTAGATTAGATCATTCTATTTTTAGAGATTACACAGATATTCTTATTGATTGGCCCCTAATGAGTCGTGAAACGAAACCTATGGGTCGGTGGCAAACATGGGAATCAATACCACAAGAACTACAAAAGTTGATTTCCATTTGTCCTTGTGGAGAATGTTCTAAGTGTAAGTGTTGGGAATGGTATAATAAAAAGAAACACGAAGGGTTTAGTGCAGAGGAACTTGATGATTTAATTATGAAAGAGGGAAAATACGGAAAATATTACACAAAAGACAGTGTTAAAGAAACTAGACATAATGTTTATGGCAATCATCCATTACCAACGAAACCTCACAATACATAATGTTATAAATATATAAAAAAGGAATCTTCTAATGGCAATACCTTCTACCAGAACAGACTTCAAGAATTATTGTCTACGGAACCTTGGATATGGGGTTATCGACATTAACGTGTCAGATGACCAAGTTGATGACCGTATTGACGAGGCATTACAATTCTTCGCAGAGTATCACTACGATGGGGTTGAGAGAATGTATCTCAAGCATCTGATTACTGAAGCAGATGTTACCCGTGCAAGAGACAATACAACAACTTCAGTCACAGATGTTGTAGATGGAACGATAACTGCTGATTGGTTGGAAGGAAAGAACTGGATACCTGTTCCAAGTTCTGTAATATCTGTTGTACAGGTGTTCCCCTTTACAGATACAGGCGGTGGTTCAAATATGTTTGATGTTCGTTATCAGTTACGTCTTAATGATTTGTTTGACCTCTCATCCACCTCTGTTATTCAGTATCAGATGGCTATGGACAATCTAGACCTTCTGGAACATATTCTTGTTGGTGAAACTCCTATTAGATTTAATCAACATCAAGAAAGACTCTATATTGATGCAGATTGGGAAAATGACTTTACTGCTGGAGAGGATTACATTATTATTGAGTGTTATAGAAAGTTAGACCCAACAAGTTTCACAGATATGTTCAATGATATGTATCTTAAGAGATATGCAACTGCACTGATTAAAAGACAGTGGGGTGCAAACCTATCTAAGTTTAATGGTGTTGAGATGTTGGGTGGTGTTACTATGAACGGTGCAGAAATATATTCGCAGGCACAAGAGGAAGTGAATAAGTTGGAAGAACAGATTCAACTTACGTTCGAACTACCAGTTAACTACATGATTGGATAAACATGGCAGTCAATAAAGCATTTCACACAAACAATCAACATGCACTTACTACAGAGAAAAATCTGTATGCAGACTTGATTGCAGAGGCAATTCAGATTTACGGTCATGATGTTTATTATCTTGACCGCACACTTGTAGCAGAGGATACATTCCTTGGCGAAGACTCTCTATCCAAGTTCAACACTCAGGCAAAGATTGAGATGTATGTTGAGAACTCTGGTGGTGGGTATGCTGGTGAACGAGAATTGATGACACAGTTTGGTTTACAGAACCTTAGTGAAGTCACTTTCATTGTCAGTAAAAATAGATTTAGAGATATAACCAAGCAGTTTACAATTGAGAGTGGCACAGATACTCTTACTGGTTCTATTCTACTTGAAGATGGAACACTAGACAGTGACGAGGTTGACATTTCATCTTCATACGAGAGTGGGTATCTAATCTCAGAGGCAGACTCTACAGATGCAGATAGACCGCAGGAAGGTGATGCAATCTACCATCCTATTCTTGGTAAACTGTTTGAGATTAACTTCGTTGACCACGATGAACCATTCCATCAACTTGATAACAACCCAGTATATAAAATGCGTTGTCGTATGTTCGAGTATGGGTCAGAAGTTCTTGACACAGACATTGCTGCAATTGATGCAATCGAAGATGCAGATTCAATGGATGCACTCACCTATCAGTTCACACTTGAAGATGACAGTGGTGCATTGTTACTTGAGAACGCTGCTGATACTGGTGATGCATCATACTTCATCAATGAGGACTATATAGTAGGTGACCAAGTGACAGATAAGGTCAATCAGAATGAACTGTTCGATGAATTGGATGACACTATCCTAGACTTCAGCGAATCAAATCCATTCGGTGATGCGGGAGAAGTATCGTAATGTTGGGACAACAGTTTTATCACGAAACAATTCGTAAGGTAGTCGTTTCTTTCGGCTCACTTTTCAATGACATTCATCTTGTTCGTAAAGACAACAGTGGAACTATTCAACAGTCTATGAAGGTTCCTCTTGCATATGGTCCACGGCAGAAATTCCTTGTTCGTTTGAATGACGACCCTTCTTTGTCTAATCAGACCGCAGTAACTTTACCTCGTATTGGGTTTGAGATTACTGGTATGACATATGACCCATCACGCAAACTACAACGTGTGCAGAAGTTCAAGAAAGTGAAGGGTGCAAAGTCTGACCAGTTGGACACGCAGTATATGCCTGTCCCATACAACATTGACTTTGAACTCTACATTCTATCTAAACAGTCAGATGATGCCTTACAGATTGTAGAACAGATTCTACCATACTTTCAACCTGATTACACAATCACACTAAATGATAACACAGACATGGGTATCAAGAGAGATGTCCCTGTTGTCCTAAACAGTATTGGTTACGAGGACGATTATCAGGGTGACTTTGCAAACCGTAGAGCCATTATATACACTCTTTCCTTTACTGCTAAGTTCCATCTCTATGGTCCTGTTACCTCTAGTAAGGTTATCAAGACTGTACAGGTTGATCAATACACAGACCTACCTGATCAGTCGCCCAAGAGAGAACAGAGGTACGCAGTTACACCAAACCCAACTAGTGCTGACGCTGATGATGATTTTGGTTTCAGTGAGACAACCTCATTCTTTGAAGATGCGAAGAATTATAATCCAGTGACAGGTGAAGATGAGTGATAGATACAAAATACTTATACCATTCTCCGGTGGCATAAACTCAACATATTCTCTTTATCGCTGGTTAACTGAGACTGACGCTGATGTTGTTGTTCGATATGGATTTGATCGTTTTGAAGATGATGACTACTATTCAGAAGAACTTGAAAGAGTTAAAAACATAACAAACTTTCTTAAAAAAGAATATCGTAATTTTAATTTAGAAATGGGTGAGTTTCCCAAAGAATATGTAGAAGAACGTATTCCTATTCGGTCAGGTTTTACAAAAGGAACTTATAACATTGGTGCTCTTAAACCAAGATATTTCGGAATTACTAAATGGTGTCTTGAAACTAATGTTGATGCAGTATCAATTGGTGTATCTTTAGAAAATACTTCAACTCAAGGTTATGATTTAAGTCGTCTAATATGTGGTATTGAAAATATTGGTGTTGATATATATTTGGCTGGTGTAAAAGAATTAAGTCCAGTACCAATTGGTGATAATTTTAAATATGATGAACTCGCAAAACATATGATAGGTCGATTTGAACAATATGAATTCTTACCAAAAGAATTGCAAGATTTAGTTATTAGATATAATTATACTCGTCAGGGGCGTGAAATAGCATACTGGAAAACCTATCAAAAATTTGTTGAAGATGACAAGACGGGAAGAGACTTTGATTTGTATTGTGCCAAACATGGAAGTTATGGTCCTTGGAGACATGAAGCTGACCCAGAAACCTATCTGTATAGGGGTAGAGACGAGGATGGAAAATTGCCGTACTTAATTTATGAATAGGTGGAAATAACTAATGTGTACTTTCAAAATAACTAATGACTCAACTGAATTGTTGATAGACCAATATTTGAAAGTTGGTGGACCAACAGAATCAAGAACTGTAGAACTTGACGGTATCTACATAACCCATCACTTATTAAATATTACTGGTGAAATAACACCACAACCAATTTATCAGGGTGGGAAATATTTTATGTTAATCGGTGAGATTTATAATTACGATGATTCTTGGCCAAGTGATATTTATTTTGGTATCGAAAAATATAATGAATATGGTGATAAATTTACAGAACACTTAGACGGTGAATTTTTATTCATTGTTGTTGATGATAGAAAAATTCATTTTTTCACTGACCCATTTTCTACAAAACAAGCATATTACTTTCAAGATGGTGATAATTTTTATTTTACCTCTTTAACAAACAAATGTGACCCCAAATACTACGATAGAAGACTAGAAAGACCAGAAGCATTCAAATATTTTAAAAATTTGGAAGGTCATTATAGATTGCCTGCAAATTCACATGTTGTATTTGATGTTGATACAAAAGAATTTGATATTGTAAATGAAAACCTACATAAGTGGGATTTGGAACAGAATAGTGATGACCTCGATAAAGTTATTCTATCATTTGAGAATGCCGTAAATAAAAGATGGTATCCTAATTCTACACTTCTTATGAGTGGTGGAGTTGATAGTTTGTCTATTGCATGTTGTTTAGCAAAAAACAAAAAACATTTTAATGCAATCACATCCATTGTTAAGGCTGGTGAAAACCAAACCGCCATTGATAAGGTAGTTGAGTATTGTGGTGATTATATTAACCATACTTATGTAACAGCAGAACATCTTGGAGATAACGCAGATTATTATCCGAAACATACAGTATCATCTGAACTAAGAAAACTTGCATTATCTTTTGGCAGTAAGGTAATTTTAATGGGTAATGGTGGTGATGAAATTATTGATGCGTATAGGGGTAAAAACAATTCTGATGGGCCGGGGCGATCAGCTAATTTTGATTTATGGCCTGAAAATCAAAATGAAATCTTTCCATACAGAAGATTGTATGAGGATGACAGAAAATCATATGGTTATATAAATTCCATAGATTATCATTACACATATTGTTGTTTTTTTGGACAAGAAGTAAGAAGCGTTTTTTATGATAAACAACTCGCACAAGATTGGTTAAATTTGAAACCTCATTATAAAAATATAGAATACAAACATATTTCTAAAGAGTATCTAAGGAAGTGTGGTATACTCGAATGGTCTAACCCTGATGTTGGATTTAGTTTACAAGGCACTTCAGTCACGGACTTAAATAATATAAACAGACCATGTGTACTTTTAAAATAACTAATAATCCAAACTCAATAATAATTGATGATCATTTGAAGTTAGGTGGACCTGATGCTAGTAATACTATAGATGTTAATGGTGTTTATATAACACACCACCTATCAAGTATTACTGGAAAAGATGTTGTACAACCTTTCAAACATCATAACAAATATTATATATTGATTGGAGAAATTTATAATCGTCATCCATTATTCAGTAGTATCTTTTTTTGCATTGACAAATATTTAGAATATGGTGACAAATTTACAGAATATTTGGATGGTGAATTTCTATTCATAGTTTATGATGAGAAAACTGACACCATAGATTTATTTACTGATCCGTGGAGTACAAGACAAGCATTTTATTACAAAATTGATAATTATTTCTATTTCAGCACCTATCCAATGACAGAACCTAAAGATGGAAGATTTGGACCGGCGGGATTAGAAACACCCTTTGAGCTCAAGTTCGCTGTGTATAACGATATTGAATGGAATAAAACATTCTATAGAATTCCACATAACAGTCATCATAATTATAATGTAAAAACTGGTGTATTGGAACCAGTTAATACAGAACTTCATAAATGGGATTTAAATCAGTATAAAGATAATTTGGATGATCTTACCAATTCTTTTGAAGAAGCAGTTCTTAAACGTCATACAGAAAATTTAACTATACTTCTCAGTAGTGGTTTAGATAGTTCACCTATTGCATTGTGTTTAACTGACCATAAAAAACATTTTAATAGTATGACTTGTTTAACAGGGCCATGGGAAGGCCGCGAAAATATGGAAACATTGAATCAAGTTATTCAGTATACAGGCACATATAATAAAAATATTAAGATAGAAAACCTTCCCCCCGATATAGATATATCTTGGGATGAAATAAATTCAAAATCCAAATGGAAGAATAATAGAAACAGATTAGTGTCTGCAAATTTATCTCTTCGAACATCTTGGTTTATGAGAGAAAAATGTATTTCTGAATTTAACAGTAAAGTTATATTTACTGGAAACGGAGGAGATGAAATTTTTGATAATTATCCATCGTTACCGACTGGGCATTCGTTGAGGTACAACGGCATTATGAATAAAAATCCAGCTGGTTTTTCTATCTGGCCTGAGGATTTATCAACAGTATTTCCGTGGCAACACTTTTATGGAGGACAATCAAGACGTTTACTTGACCTGTTTGAAACTTTGTCATTGGCCTATGGAATTGAGAATAGAAATGCATTTTATGATAAAAAGTTTGCACAAGAATGGTTACATGTTATGCCATGGATTAAAAATCAAACACCTAAAGTTTTTCAAAAAAAATATTTACAGGATAGAGGAATAAAAATTCCCGCATAAATAATAGGTTATGTCAACAGAAATTGAAATAGAGAAAGCACTTGGGGTCATCAACAAGGTTGTTCCCCAAGAGGTTGTCGTAGAAAAAAAAGAAATTGTTATGCCTAGTAATGGAGATGACGTAGAAAATGACTATGAATACCAAAGACGAAACTTCTACAATCTGGTCGAAAGAGGAACGGATGCAGTGGAAGGAATACTGGAACTTGCCAGAGAATCGGAACATCCACGAGCGTATGAAGTTGCCGGAAACCTCATCAAACAGGTTGCTGATGTTACTGAGAAACTTGGTGAACTTCAAGAGAAAATGAAAAAACTCAAAGAGGTTCCAGACCACGGACCTAAGAATGTAACAAATGCTTTGTTTGTTGGTAGCACCGCTGAGTTACAAAAAATGTTAAAGGGTAAAAGTGAGTAAAGTTCTTTATTATCATCTAAATTCTTTTCCAGAAATAAGTGACAGAACAGAATATAAATTAGCATCTTTTTGTGCGTTACACTCTCCTCGTTTTAGGTTTGGGTTTGATAATTATTTTGATTTAGTTGACAATCCATTTCCAGAAATTCCTACAAATTTTACACCAACCTTCGAAGAGTTGACTAGTCGCAGGGCTGTAGAGTTGTGGGATATTGGTAAACCAATACGATTATGGTGGTCTGGTGGTATAGACAGCACATGTGCATTGGTAAGTCTTCTAAAAACTAGAAGACTGAATACAAACCTTATAGTTTATCTGTCAACGGATAGTGTGCAAGAAAATCCTCGTTTTTATGATTTGTTGGTGAATAAGAAAGTTAAATTGCAATGGCATTCATCAACAAATCATCCGTGGAGAAATCCTGAAATATGGAGTGGTGAAACCATAAATGTAAATGGTGGTGGTGGAAATGAATTATTTTTAGCATTACCTCACTCAATAGACTTAGAAACATTATTCGAAATCAAAGACGATCACTGGGTGAATATAATCTCAAATCCTGATACGTTAGAAGTTGTTAATAATCATATTGAAATATCGCCATATAAACCAGAAACAATTTGGGAGTTCTTTTGGTGGATGTCAAAAATAATAGATGATTTATCACAAATATACATATCTCCTAGATTCCTTGAAGACCCATCTGTTTATAATTTAGAGTATTCTTTTTTCACTACAGATTATTTTGATCTTTGGTCGTTAATGAATCCAAGTGCTGGTCACAACGGAACATGGAATACATACAAGTGGCCAATGAAAAAAATTATTTACGAATATGATAAAGACGAGGACTATTTTTTGCAAAAAATACCAGAAGGTTCAGTGCCTAAAATTTGGAAAAAATGGCCACATTATCGACCTGACTCTATAACCCCCATTATAAATAAGATTGTATATGAAAATGGAACATTTGTGCGTTCAGATTAGTATAGAGGATTCCGATGGAATATTTTTTTCATTATTTGGTTTGGACATTTTTTATCTATTGGTTACATAGAATAGTTCATATTACGGAATGGACTAACTATTTTCATTCAGGTCATCATAGATACATTACTGAAAATTGGAATAACGGATTAGAGAATCCGACAGGTTGGAGTTGGACAGATATATTTTTAATTGAAGACACATGGAAAAGCACCGTTGATCTGTGGTTAACAGAAGTCATACCAACCATACTTTATAGTATCATAACCGGACAGTGGTGGATACTAGTAATGTATTGGTTATGGTCTGCTCTAATTGTTGAGATTATAGAACATAACCCTAAATTTAATGTTCCATTTATAGCAGCAGGAAAATGGCATCTGACTCACCACACAAGATTGAATGTAAATTTCGGTTTACACACACCTTTTTGGGATGTGATCTTTAGAACTAACAAATAATTTGATATATAAATAGAAACATGCAAAATAATGATATAAAAGAAGGTCCAATACAGAGTCATAATCCCGATGAAAGAGTCTGGGAATATGATGACGATGGCACAAAAATTTACAAGGCAAATCAAGGATATGGACAGAAAACTCCATATACAAATGATCATTATTATGGAACGCATTTTTGGAAAAATAGACAATGACTGAAGAAGTCTATCTAGGAAACCCAAATCTCAAACGGGCTAACGTTGCACAGTCTTGGACGAAAGAAGAACTTCAAGAATATCAGAAATGCATGGAAGACCCCCTGTATTTCATTCAGAACTACGTCAAGATTGTTTCTCTTGACGAGGGACTGGTGCCGTTTAAGATGTATGATTTTCAGAAGGAGATGGTGGGAACCTTCCATAGTAATCGTTTTACCATCTGCAAACTTCCTAGACAGTCTGGTAAGTCCACAACAATTATCTCATACCTTTTACATTACGTTCTGTTTAACGATAGTGTGAACGTTGCAATCCTTGCGAACAAGGCAGCAACTGCTCGTGACCTTCTTGGTCGTTTGCAGTTGGCATACGAACATCTACCCAAGTGGTTGCAACAAGGTGTCATGGCATGGAACAAAGGTTCCTTGGAGTTAGAGAATGGTTCTAAAATTCTTGCAAGTTCCACTTCGGCTAGTGCTGTTCGTGGTGGTTCATATAATATTATTTTTCTTGATGAGTTTGCATACGTTCCTGCTAACGTAGCAGAACAGTTCTTCAGTTCTGTGTATCCTACGATTTCATCTGGTAAGTCAACGAAGGTGATGATTGTTTCTACACCACATGGTATGAATATGTTCTACAAGTTGTGGGTGGATGCAGAAGAGGGACGTAACACATATGTTCCTATTGAGGTTCACTGGTCAGAAGTGCCTGGTAGAGACGAGGCGTGGAAAGCAGAGACAATTAAGAACACATCAGAGGCACAGTTTAACACAGAGTTTGAGTGTGAGTTTCTTGGTTCTATCGATACTCTTATTACACCTTCAAAACTTCGCACAATGACTTACAGAGAACCCAAACAGTCTAATGCAGGGTTGGATGTTCACATACCTCCACAGGAAGGACACACCTACGTCCTCACCGCTGACGTTTCTAGAGGTACTTCAAACGACTATTCTGCATTCTGTGTGTTTGATGTTACACAGATGCCGTACAAGTTGGTTGCAAAGTTTAGAGACAACGAACTGAAACCTCTCATCTTTCCCTCAAAGATATACGATGTTGCAAGGGCATACAATCAGGCATTCGTGTTGATTGAGGTGAACGATATCGGTGAACAGGTCGCAAACGCAATGCAGTTTGACCTAGAGTATGACAACCTAATTATGGCATCGATGCGAGGACGTGCGGGACAGGTTCTTGGTGGAGGTTTCTCTGGTGGTAGGGCTCAGTTGGGTGTAAGAACAACGAAGGCAGTTAAGAAGATTGGGTGTTCTAATCTCAAACAAATGGTTGAGGACAATAAACTTATTGTAGAGGACTATGATGTTATCAATGAGTTGTCTACCTTTATTGTGAAAGGACATTCATACGAAGCAGATGATGGGTGTAATGATGACTTAGTTGCGTGTCTATTTATTTTTTCATGGATGACAGACCAACAGTATTTTAAGGAACTTACTGACAGTGATATTCGTATGACCATGATGAGAGAACAACAAGACTCACTGGAACAGGATATGGCTCCGTTTGGTTTTGTTGTGAATGGATTAGAGGACGAGAATATTGGTGAGATGGTAGATGAGTATGGAACTCGTTGGGCTCCTATCATAAGAGATAGTTCTGGAAGTTGGTAGTCAAACACCCTCATTATGTGTACTCCAATGACAAAATCTACGTTTCAAAAACTCTGTACCCCAACCAATTCCTAAACCAATTATACTGAGCCAGATTATTCCAGCAAACATTTCTGCAAAATCCATTTCTCCACCAGTTATGAATATCCAGTTTCCTAAACCATAATTTGAACCTAACATTTCTGCCGCAACCAATAACACCAATGACAAACTACCACTTGTTCTAAATCCTGAGATTATTGTTGGCGTACTATATGGTAAAATTATTTTTCGTAACGTGAACCAGTAACCACCACCACAAGAACGAGATGCTTCCACATAGATGGTGGGTGTCCTTATAATAGAATTATATGCGTTCAATATACTGGGAAAAAATGCACCGATGAAGATAGTTGTTATCTTGCTTAATTCTCCTATTCCTAGAAGAACTATGAACAGAGGTAGTAGTGCGATTTTTGGAATAGGAAATAAACAACTCACTAATGGCATTACAAGTTTCTTCACATGGATATTAGTACCCATGAAGACACCAATAGTGGTTCCAATTAACATTCCAATTGACCAACCTACAACAAGTCTCCACAGACTAGTCCATAGGTTATAAAGAAAATCTGGATTAACTGATAACGCAAAGAAGGTGGTGAATATATCCCATAAGCCAGGAATATATTCACCCCTTATCAATAATTCCCATGTGAGTACAACTACGGAAATAGTTACAAGTACGTGTTTCATTTACCTAAATCAAAATACTTGTTATCTGGATGACGAGTTGGTAAATTCATTTTTTCTACCAGAAGGGTTGTGAATTCACTCAAACGAGGACCAACTGCACTAGGATTACTAATTCCATTCTTCTTTACAAATGGTGTATTAACAAGTTCGTCAATACTGTATTGAGCCCTTCTGATTTCAGTATTCACCTTTTTATCTGTAGATACAATTGGACCTTCCAATGCAGACACACTTGCATCAGGATTTTTAATAAAATCGTTCAGTAATTGACGTGATACCTCACGAAGAACTTTTACTGCATGTGGATTTTTTTCTGCCCAGTTTGCATTTACAGTAATTACTCGACTTACTGCCATTGGAAAGTGGTCACTAAGTTTAATAATATTTAATTTGTCAATACCAACTCCTGACTTTTCCAAATTGAAAATTGAGGTTGTTGTAAATGCGGTGATTGCATCCACATGCCCAGAAACCAGTGCAGGCGACCGCGCAGGCATCTGCATAGTAACATCTATCCATTTAGACTGTGTTACTATGGGTAAGGTCTTAACGATGAAACTAGTGGGATGACTACCAAGTTTACGTCCATTTAGATCATCGAATGTCTTAATACCCGATGATTTAAGTGCAATCACTCCATTTTGTGCCTTGTCATCAACGACAAGGATTGTTAAAACTTTAGGGTCAGTTGATTTACTATTGACAAGAACTACACCACTATAGTCATGATATCCAATATCTGCTCTTCCAGTTGCGATAGCAAGACCAGTTTTAATACTGCCGGGGCCTTTCCTACAAATTCAATATCTAATCCACGTTTAGAAAATGCACCGTCTTTGATGCCTTTCAGAAACCAACTATGCACCCCAAAGGGTCCAGTATCTACAATAAATTTTGCGGGTGTTGATGCATGAACTGAAGACATGCATAGTAGTAGGGTAAATACCCCACAAATTAATGATTTCATAATAATACTCCTTTATGACTCAAATCATTTACTATTATATATAGGTTAAATAAATTCGATTAAATCGTGGTGTTTCTTAATATAACAGTTATAACAGAGGATAACGGATTGGTCTATGAGATGAAAGACTTCTTTTCGGCTATCATCACTTGTCCCAACTCTCTTTGATACCTTGCGTATCTCTGCATCATGAGGATAGAACTTGAGACACACATGTTCAGACTCACCACAGTGTCTACATGATTTATCAACTAGAAACTCTTCCAGAAGTATCTTACGCTTCTGGTAGTTTCTCCTAGATACCTTTTTGATGGTATCTTTGTATTTTTCGTAATGTTCATTCATAATGTTATTTATATGATATAACACTTATAAATTGATGTTCTGCAAAACTACTTTTTTATAAATATCTTTAGAGAATAACAACTCTTTAACTAAGGAGTAAAACAATGGGATTTCTAGTTTCACCTGGCGTTCATGTAAGAGAAATTGATCTTACGAATGTCGTTCCCGCTGTATCAACTTCTATCGGTGCGATTGCCGGTCCTTTTGAAAAGGGTCCAGTTTCTACTGTAACAGCAATCTCATCTGAACAGGAATTGATACAAGTATTTGGTAAACCTAATGGTTCAAATTTTGAATTTTGGTTTACTGCATCAAGCTTTCTACAATATGGAGATGCACTACGAGTAGTCCGTGCAGAATCAGGTATTGTAAACGCTGTTGCAACTGGTTCTGCGGTCCTTATTCGGGACACAGACCATTATATTGCATCATATTCTACTGGATCGGGTTCTGTCGGTGAGTGGGCTGCAAGAACTGCTGGTACTCACGGAAATGGTATTGGCGTTTCCATCTGCGGTAATGCTACTGCATACGAACAGAACCTTGGTTCTTCTAACCAGACAACTGGTGAAGATGCTGCTGGTTCAACAACAATCGGTGTTGATGACGGTACTGCCTTTAGTGTTGGTGATCTTATTTCCTTCTCAAGTGTAGATGCATCTTCAGACGCAACAGCATTCGCATTCAATACTGGTGATGAAGGAAACGAGTATGAAATTACTGCAATTTCTACAAATGACCTTACAGTTCGTCTGAAAGACGATCCAAACAGTGCTGGTGTTAAAGCAATCATCCCCGATAACAGTTTCATTCGTAGACGTTGGCGTTTCTATGACCTATTTGATGGTGCTCCCGGCACATCAGATTGGGCCACTGCAAACGGACGTGGTACTGGTGATGAACTCCATGTTTGTGTTTATGACACAACTGGTGACATTACTGGTTTCGACGTAGACGTTGCTGGTAACCGCACAAACGGTATCATTGAAGTGTTTGCCAACATGTCTAAGAACCCTGTTGCAAAGACTGCACAGGGTGGTGGTAACTACTATCCAGACGTTATTTACCGTCAGTCTAACTTTATTTACTGGATGGATCACACATCTGCTGGTACAAACTGGGGTACAGATGTTACAGCAGCATACACTGCTGTGAATGCGCCTGTTGTGGTCACTCTTGCGGGTGGCACAGACGACTATGCAGTAACCGCTGGTGAAATTGCTCTTGCATACGACAATTTTGCAGACACCGAATCACTTGACATTAACCTAGTTCTAGGTGGTCCAAGTTCTGCTGTTGGAGATACTGCCGCTGCACAGGACACTCATGTGACTATGATCACAGACCTAGTTGAGTTGAGAAAAGACTGTGTTGGTTTCGTATCACCATATCGTGCTGCTACAGTGAATGTTGCATCTAACATCACACAGGCAGACAATGTGATTGATGCATTTGACCTTTGCCCATCATCATCTTACATGGTGTTCGACAGTGGATACAAATACATCTACGATAAGTATAATGACGTGTATCGATTCGTTCCATTGAATGGTGATACTGCTGGTCTTTGTGCATACACAGATGGTGTTGCAGACCCTTGGTTCTCACCCGCTGGTTTCAACCGTGGTAATGTTCGTGGTGCAATCAAACTCTCCTTCAATCCAACGAAGGCAGAGAGAGATCGTCTATACCGTGCAAGAGTTAATCCTGTAACGGACTTCCCCGGCCAAGGTGTGGTTCTATTCGGTGATAAGACTGCACTTTCAAAACCAAGTGCATTTGACCGCATTAACGTGCGTCGTCTATTCTTGGTTCTTGAGAAGGCAATCGCAACTGCTGCTAAGTTCCAACTCTTCGAATTCAACGATGAGTTTACTCGGGCACAGTTCCGTAACCTAGTTGAACCTTTCCTTCGTGATGTCCAAGGTCGTAGAGGTATTACCGACTTCAGTGTAATTTGTGACGCAACAAACAACACTGGAGAGGTGATTGACCGTAACGAGTTTATTGGTGATATCTTCATCAAACCTGCTCGTTCCATTAACTTTATTACACTGAACTTTATTGCCGTAAGAACGGGCGTATCGTTTAGTGAGGTAGGAGGTTAATCATGGCTAATATTGACGATTTTAAGGCTAACCTAATCGGTGGTGGTGCTCGTGCGAACCAGTTTCGTGTAACGGTCACCCCACCACCTGGCATTGCAATTGGACTTGATGTTCGTAGAACCTCATTTATAGTTCGTGCTTCCAACCTTCCTGCACAAACTTTGGGTGAGATTGCAATTCCATTCAGAGGTAGGAACATCTATATTGCTGGTGATAGAACGTTTGATGAAACATGGACAACTACGTTCATGAATGACACAGACTTCATGATCCGCAATGCGATGGAACGTTGGAGTAACGGTATCAACGATCTTGCAGATAATACTGGTGTTGTTGCTCCTGCTGATTATCAGACAGACCTCACAGTGGAACAACTTGATCGTGACGATACAGTGCTAAAGACATATATCTTTAGAAGTGCATGGCCAATGACAATTTCTGCAATCGAATTAACATCTGATACATCAGATGCGATTGAAGAGTTTGAAGTAACATGGAGATATCAACACTTTGAAGCTTCCGGCGTGAACTTCTAATTTAAACCTACTAAATAGAAGACAATAGTAGGAGATATTATGGCACAACTTTTTGGGTTCCAAATTCAAAGAGCAACCAAAGAAGTAGAGGGTGGTGAGAAAACATTCACCACCCCTACTCCTGATGACGGCACAATTGACGTTGCTGGCGGTGGTTTTGTATCGTCTGTACTCAATACAGACGGTCGTGAAAGGTCAGACCTTGACCTTATTAGAAGGTACAGAGATATTGCATTACAATCAGAGTGTGATGCCGCAGTTGAGGATATTGTAAACGAATCAATTGTAGCAAATACGAATGATGTTGCAGTACAAATCACACTAGACAATCTACCCTATCCAGAGAAGATTAAGAAAAGAATTCGTGATGAGTTCAACGAAGTTCTTCGTCTATTAGATTTTAATGTTAAGGGCCATGATATCTTTAGGCGCTGGTATGTTGATGGACGCATCTACTATCACAAAGTTATTGATACTAATGATCATCGTCGGGGGATTACACAGGTTCGTAATATTG